CGACCAGGGCGAACCGCGTTTACGCCAGGGGCAATCGGCATCTGCTTGAGCCGTGGGAGCCAGGTAGGCTCACCATCGACGTCCCCAAGCTCCCAGCTCTGCGGGGAGTGCATGAGCAGGAAGTACGGCGACGGCGGGATGTTGAATGCCGGGGCCGCCCCAACGGATTCCGGCCGCACCATATCCAACCCCGGGGGCTGTGATGCGGGGGGGGGCGCTGTGGTGTTGCTGAGATCCTTGGCCATGTGTCCCTCCAGGCCGGGGTTGCCCGGGGGCCGGGGACAACAGCATCCCCGGGGCCCCGGTGAAGAGTCGTCTATGCGTCGGTGACGATGCCGACGCCGCGGTCATCCTCGATGATCGAGACACCGGCATAGCCGTGTCCGATCACCTCGGTTGTTGCGGCGGAGCCGTCACGGTCGAATTCGACCAGCACCGGGGCCTGACCGAATGCCATGAACCGGCCGGCGCTGATGGCCGGGGGCTGGGGCACGCCAAGACAGTGGCCGAGGGCACCGAGGCCCCACATTCCACCATGGCGGTTGCCGCCGGAGCTGGTCACCTGGGAGTTGCGGTAGATGCCAACTCCCATGTACTCACCGGCGAAGCCCTGCCCCTTGATCCGGAGCATGTCAGCGGACGCAGGGAGCCAGCTCAGCACACCGGACTCACCGCGGATGCTGTTCTGGAGGTCGGCGAGCTGCCGCGCGTGCAGCATGGCGAAGTAGGGCCCGGGGACGTCGGCGATCTCAAGCGTATAGATCGCGTCGAAGAAATCATCAACGGTCATATCGACGCCGCTGGAGCCCACATCGGTCCCGAAGCCGGCGATCGCCGTGGCCACCAGACCATTGAACCACTTCTCGAAGGCGCCGACCATCGAGGATGCCAGCCGGTTCGGCGTGATGTCGGAGCCGTCGAAGCCGGTCAGGTCGGCCAGATCGCTCTCGTCGTATCGCAGGGCCCCGCGGGCCACAGCAATATCAGCGCTGGAGTCGGTCAGCGACGTGTTGCTGACATCGGTATTCTCGGCGGCCGTGGTGCTCATGGCGTCGTAGCCATCGAGGCCAGCCAGCCGGACGCGCTTGGTATCAGATCCGGTGCCGTTGACCAGACCCATGAACGGCACCGCGCCAGTGCGACGGATGCTGGCCATGTCGGTCAGGAGAGCGTGGATGCCCCGGTCAAGGGCAGCAGCGAGACGGAGATCCGTCTCCAGGTTGGAGTGCAGGATGACAGCCATAGCGGTGATTCCCCTCTGGGTTGATACCGCTACCTGCTGTTGACGGGTGCGACCCTACGGCTTGACGGTCACGGTATCACGACTGATACGGCTGTGTCCATGGCATGCCCCCGGGGCCTCCTCCGAGGGCCTGATCCGTCGGCGTGTTGGGGTCCAAGATCTGCTGCCAGGACAGCCCCCCCCGCGCGCCATTGTGAGCGCCGCCGGTGGTCACCCCTCGCCGTGGCTGCTGCTGCTGCTGTTGACCCTGATCGGTCTGCTGCTGCTGCTGCTGCTGCTGCTGCTGCTGCCGACCCGGATCGGCCTGGAACAGTGACGCCTCGAAACCCGTAGCGCCTTCCTTCCTCTGCCCGAGCCACTTGGCAAATTCCGGCCGATCATCTCCCAGCCGGCTGTACTGGTAGGAGAGGAAGTCGCGCCCGGAGGAGTCCATCACCCCAGCGTCAAGCATGGCGTCGGTCCACTCCGCGGACTGGCGCGCGGTGGCCAGGTCGGCGGTGGCCCGCTCAAGCTGGCTCGCCAGCGTGTCAGCCGTTGATGCTTTCGCCTGGAGCGCGTCATTCTCGTCCTTCATAGATCGGAGCTCCGCGGCCAGCTCGGCCTTCTTCTTTCCGAGCTCCCTGATCCGGTTCTTCAGACCCTCAATCTCTGCGCTGTGGTCATCTGCCATGGTGTCCCCTTCGGCTACATGGGCCGGGTTGAGTCATTCACTCGGCGAATCGCATCTATCCGCCGAGCGGCCTCGTCCCGGGTCAGTCCCGGGTTGAGCTGGGTTAGCGCTTCGACCCTGTCAATCAGGCCGGCGTCCAACAGCTCCAGGACATGCCGGCGGGCACCGTCCCTCTCCTGTGGGGATCGAGGGACGCCAGAATAGGTGATCTCGTACCCCGATTCCGGGTAGCTGGAGCCTTGCGCGCTATTGAGTACGGTCGCGATCGTGGAGATGAGCTGGAGATCCCCTCGCCTGAAATTCGGCTCATAGCGCTGCTGCGCTTCTCGCTTTCCTGACTGCGAAATGGAGATCGCGTACCCAGATCGCGGGGTGCCCCCTTCGCGTTGGATGTCGCTCGGGCTGACACCGAAATGGGTGGCCAATCGTGCCTCGTACTGCATCAGGCTGTCTGCCAGCTTCCCGGGGTCCGACCCTGCCGACCATTGGCCGACGGTCGGCTGGCCTTCCCCTTCGCTGGCGACGTCCATCAGCAGCACCGTAGCAGGATCGGTAACCACCGCGCTCCGCCTCCCTCCCTCGGTATCGGCGACGGCCAAGCCAGCGGGCAGACAGTTGATCGCGTATCGCTGGGGCCAGCTTGCATCCTTTAGGCAATGCGCCCAGAATGACCACCCCACCGCACATGATAGCGATCCCTCGTAGAGCTCCCGGTTACCCATTGGCGAAAACAGCCGAGGGGCGCGCCGTGAATGGTAGAGCACATACGGCAGGACAGGCCGGCCGGCGCTGTCCCGATACGGGTAGGCATCTCCGGTCTGTGCGCCCTCGAGGGGGGCGCCATCCACTCCGCGCGCATACCAGCCGGTAATGTCTCGCCCATCGGTGGATGCTGCCTCGATGCAGAATTTGGGATTGTCCGGGGATGAGTCCCATACATCCCATGCCCACAGATACTCCCCCGTCTCTGGGTGACTGCGTAGCCGGAGTTCTCTGATAGATACCGGCACATCGGGCTGAGCTGGCGCGGCCGTCGCTGTCACCATCGACGGCGAGACATACCGCAGGAGCGGTGGACCGTCGCCGGAGGCTTCGACCGCTACCAGGGCGTCATTAAGCCCGATCACCGCTCGCTGGACATGGGCCATCACTTGCCAGGTGCCAGCCAGGTCGAGGAGTCCAGATCCCGGGGTAACCAGCGCCGCTGCCGCTTCCGCCGAACCTGGATTGGTGACCACGGGCGGCCGGTCATACATCACAGCAAGCTGGGTAGATACTGCCCGGAGCACATTGCTGGACATATCGACAGGCCCCATTGCCCGGGCCCGCGTTGACCCCAGATGAAGCCTGATGGCATCCTCCAGCAGCTCCCGCCAGTCCCCGTCGAGCATCTGTTCACGCTTACGGGTGTGCTCCCACCTCGATGCGTCCACGGTATCGGGCAGGGGTATCGCAGGAATCAGAGGAGAAGGCATCAGGCCACCCGGAGGATCGGACGCGCTCTGGCGCGCGCTGGTGCGAAGATGTATCCCTTGAGAGCATAGCGCAGCGCATCAACTACGTCTTTGAGCGGGTGAGATGTCGTGTAATCCCACTTGTCAAGCGCCTCGGTGAGTCTGGAGCAGCGAGGGTGGACAAAGAAGTCACCGCGGACCATGCATTGATGGAGGTAGGAGCAGCCCTCTGATACCGATCCGGGCACATTCCCTCGGCCAGATTTAGCCCGCCGGATGCGTGGCTCCAGCTTGTTGAATGGTAGGCCCATCAGCTTAGCAAGATTCGTCATCATAGTGATGTTCGACTTCCTGATAAAGCGCGACCGGACTGGCTTATCGCCATAGATGCCGTCGAGGTCTCGCCATTGGATGCCGTTACTCTTCAGCATCTCCAGGACATCCCGCGCGTTCTGGAGGCTTGTGGTGGAGCCATCGGCGGTCCGTTCATCGAGCACATGGATTCGCTGTAGGCGCCGGCCGCCGCTATCGTACCTCTGCACCGCTACCAGCACCGCGGTCTGAGCATATGCCCGATCTCCTGCTCCATAGTCGATCCCCAGGTACAGCTCCGACTTCCCGGCAGGGAGTATCGCAGATCGCATCTTCCCCGAATCCCATGCCACAAACAGCCGGCCGGCTACCCTTGTCTCCCACTCCCCATCGATGACCACCGGCGCATCTGAGGGAATCGTCATCCGTCGCAGGTCGGCTATCCACTCCGCATCCATCGGCGTCCGGGCGTCATCATCCAACCGCAGAGGGCCACGGCTGCCCACCGGTATCAGGGCCGCTGGCGTCAGCGGCGTGTGGATGTCTTCGACCTGGCCAGCCTCCACCATCTCCCGGAGCCATGACACAGGACCATTGATCGGTGTCATGCAGATCCCGATGTTGCCGCCGGTCTTCAAGACGCGCTTATTCAGCTCCTCATAAAGGCGTGGATGGGTAGGCTCATCGATCAACACTTCATGGATTGTGGCGCCGGCCAAATTTCCAGCGCCCTGCCCCGTAGTCTTGAAGCGGACGATCGACCCGTTGCGATACTTGACCATGGGGTTTCGACCGCGGAAGCCAACCCGCGGATCGTACTCCGTCGAGGGGTCCAAGTAGCCCTTCGGGATGAGCTTCCAGAATTTGCCCATGATGGACACCGACTGCGACCATGACTGGCAAATCACCCAGCTCTCCGTAGGTGGCCGGGGCCGCCTTAGGTGAGGGTGAGTGCCGCTGGCCGTCCAGTGAATCGAGGCCAGCCCCGCCGTCGTCTTCCCCAGCGACTGATTCCCAGCCCGATAGAGCTTCCTCCTCGATGCCGATTGTAGGTATCGGAGCTGTCCGGGTA